ATGGTAAACGACCCCGTTCATGCCATCTTCTACGCTCTTTAGGATATTGCTTGCGTCAGGCTTCTTTGTTGGCTTCTCTGACCCGTTATCAATGGCTTCTAACCGCTTTTTGGTGCATGACTTAGGGATTGGCACTCGAATATAGAGATAAAGGCTAACAGGGGTTTCCAATGGTTCAGAAGCACCCATTGCCTCGATTGCAGAATCTTTGATTAAAGTCTCATAGGTTCTAGTTTTCTCAGGGGTGTAAGTTTGCACAAAGTTTCCCCTTTTGACGTATCTAGCCCTTTGTTTGCCAACAGGGTTAGCGTCTACTTTGAAAGTGACCATAAATGTCATTTTAGGATTCTCCATGCGGTAGCTGCACACAAGGGGACTTGTCCATTTCCGAGGGCTTTAATTCTGTCCACCCTTGAGGCCATCCCATTAACCACTCTACCCACATCGGGTTCAGTTGCCCAGAAGTCTGACTCACACACATCTGCAAATTGACTTGTTTCCCAATCTCCATACGTCTTTGAATTGATGGATTGCTCAGATTTCCCCTGTCCTTGTAGTCCGCTACTTGTGGGGTTGGCCAATTCTTCTTCATTTCCAAGTTGACCGCATCTGATAGCTTCGCCCCGAATTTCGTTCCCGTAGTCAAGCTCGTTCTGACAAATCTGTTGTTCGTGAGTTCGATCCCGTTTTGTTTTGGGTTCATCCAATCCGATGACGTTGGAGTTGGCCATTTGTCGATGCGTTGTTTTAATGCTTTCCTGCTGTTGCTCCCACCATCTAATCCTGTCGTGTTGGGCGTGTGGAAGCTGTCCACGCCATTTGGCGACAATCCATATCCTGTCCCTCTGATGTGGCGCTCCAACGTCCGCTGCTCCCAACACTCCCCATTTCGCATCAAACCCCATTGCGGCCAGGTCTCCGAGAACTCTTCCAAGTCCCCTAGAAGTGAGCATTGGTGAGTTCTCCACAAAGACGTATCGGGGTCGTACTTCGTGAATGATCCTCGCCATTTCTCGCCACATTCCAGAGGCTTCTCCATCAATTCCTGCTCCTTTTCCTGCTGCGGAAATGTCGGTGCATGGAAAGCCGCCAGATACAACGTCAACAATTCCTCTCCAAGGCTCTCCTTTAAAGGTTTGTACGTCATCCCAAATCGGGAAAGGCGGGAGAAGCCCGTCATTTTGTCTGGCGCACAGTACGCTTGCGGGGTATTGCTCCCACTCGACTGCACAGACTGTTCTCCATCCAAGGAGATGTCCCCCAAGAATGCCTCCACCAGCACCTGCGAATAAAGCCAACTCATTCAATTTGTCCTTCTTTCATTTGACGCATATAAAACCTGACCCGATCTCTTGCTCCTGATCCATAGACCTTTTCGCAACGCTCAAGCCTGGCACGAACAAAATCATTGTCTCTCAGGGATTGCCAAGTTCGGTATATTTCCCTTGCTTCGGCTTTCTCTAGAACAACTCTGTCTCCTGCATTGGATATGTTTTTTCTACTGTATGCCATAGGTGTATACCCTAGTCCAAGTCGCCAGTAAGCTCTAAGGCTTGGTTTATCAGATGTATCGGAAATGGTACGCCTTCACGTACCTTATCCAGTAGTCTCATAGCTTCAAAGTAGTTCATGCTTTAGCTTCTTTTCTAAAACATAAGACCAAACCGCACCACCTGAAACCTTGGCTACAAACTGAAGCGCAACAATCTCAGGCATCAAAGCACCAAATGCAATCGTTGGAAAAAGTAGAGAGTCAACGGCAGCGCCAGCAGTATTTGAAACATTTGCTCGTTTAATCCATGACCCTGTGGTTTTTACAAAAATAGCCCAATCAACTATGGAAGCCGCCAAGAACGACACCGCAGAAGCTACTGCAATCATTCCCGAAGCAGGGTTTAAACCATAAGTGATTAAGCCAGTTCCGATAATCAAGCCACCCATTTGCCAAGTTTTAAGCCTGAAATGAAGCCAATCTCTCAAAGTCAGATCAAGTCCAATCAGTAAAAAAGCATTGATTGCGGTTACTGATGGGCCGAATGTCGCCACCAAAAGGTTTGCAGCAATCATTGCCACGGCATAAGCAATTAAAGCAAAGATCATAATTTTCTTTCTGTTTGGATAACAACGCCATGATGATTGGCAGTTAAAGTCTGCTCACCACCAAACAATACAAATAATTCATCTGCTATTCGTTCATGGAATGCTGATGTGTATTTGCCTACTTCCTCTAGGATTTTCTCAACCATTATTTGTTCAGAATGTTTGATTTCCAATTGATAAACTATTTGCTTGTTGTTTATTGGGCATAACGCAATAAACTTAGTTGTGTATTTGTTCATAAAAGTGTTTCTTGCTCCATTGGTTGATAAAAATTCCATTGAGAAGGCGCATTAAATGCCTCGATCCTAGAACGCATGACTTGCGCCCTGGCTTCTTTGGTTGGCGGCAGATAATTCCCATGCTTCCAATGCACATCAATGCCAACATTTCTGCCAATATTGGTACTGTCTGCTGATGAAAATGGTAATTTGGTAAAGATTGCAGGGTCTAGCATTCTCAAACCATGCAGTTTGCAAGCAGGTCTTCCCATGTCATCACAAATAACTCTCATGGCTTGCCCCATCTTGACCCACCAATTGGATGTTCCTACTGTAGAAAACTCCCCAGAACTACCAATGCAGACCCGCACATAGGTATTTGCAAGTTGTTCAAGTCTCATTAAAGATTCATGCATATGCCAAACTGGTGCGCCAAACCATGTCGGCAGCGGACAGTCTTTCAGCAAAGCATCGTTGTCTGCTTCAGTCCCATCAATAACGTCAGGAATTACTGCAAAGTCGCAAGAAGGAATTTTCTTAAGATTAAGTGACCAATCGTAGAAAGGCTGCCAATCTTGGATTGGATTGCCAGATCGCCAGGCAGAGAATGCTCCATTGTCTATGGCGAAAGACTGACACACCTCAATTGCTATTGAAAGCTGGTCAGAGTGAGCAAACGACACAAATGCATGACCATTCTCAATTGCTTTGACAGCTACTGTGGCAGGAGTTATTGGCAAGCCGTGATAGTGGATCATGCTCTTCCCCTTATTTGAGCCATCCTAGCCAATGTTTCTAGCGGAATAGGTGCTGCTTTTTTCGCATCTTCTGCAATCTTCAGCAAAGCAGGGTCAGGCTCATTTGATGGCGGAACAGTGAGCCTTACTTTGTCGGCAGGGTTTGGCTTAACAATCCACTCTGCTTTTAAACCTTGGCTACCTCGGCTGCACCATTCAGCCAAAAACTTCTCCAAGGGCCAACCAAGTATCTTTGCTTCAGCAATAGCACCATTCAAAACAGTTTGTGTTATCGGTGCTTTCTTGCTTTTACGCAAGGCTACCCAATCACCCCAAATTTGTTGAGAAACATCTGGTGGGCAAGCAACGACAGTTGCGCTCTCTCTCTTTGGTTTATGGTTAATGGTTAGTGGTTCTTGGTTAGGGTTATTTTGGCTTTCATCTGGCAACCCAAAAATAACCGACTGGGTTTTCTTTGGCCTACCGCCTAGCTTCCCATTGTTCTTGTTTTTCTCAACTTGCTCTTGATAATCTTGAATTTCTACTTCAATGCGTTTGTGTTCATATCCTTTTTTGCCTAAAACAAAGAAATCTGACAACACATTTTGAAGAAACATAACCTCATCAGAACCCAAACGTAAGCGCCTGATAACCATTTGGGTTTCCTCTGGAATTGGTTGTTCATCAAGGTAATACCAATCAATCAACTGGCGGTAGATGCCATGTTCTATTGTTGAAAGATGGCCAGTATCTTTCCGATAGTCGGCAATATTGAACTTGTAATAGTGCATAAATTTTCCGCTTTTTAAACACCCTTTAAAGAAACTGCGGCAGGAGAAGGGATAACTCTTTTCGATAGGGAGATCAAGCCCTATCTAGCCGTGTTTCAAAACATTGTATCAAATAAATTGATTATTTGTGATTTCATTTGTTGGTTTTCTGCCAAACAAACGAAT